ATAAAAAAGTAGTATACGAAACTCTCACAATGCCCATCCCCGTCTATCTCGAAGCAACATACAAACTAACAGTCAAGACAGAGTATCAGCAGCAAATGAACGAGATACTAACCCCGTTTATGACGGCACCAGGTGGTATAAACTACTTCGTCGCTCAAAAAGACGGGCACAGATTTGAAGTCTTCGTTGATTCAGATTATTCAATAGAAAGCAACGGTTCCTCCCTCGGAGAAGATGAGCGAGGATACAAATCAGAAGTATCATTCAGAGTCATCGGATATGTAATGGGAGCAGACAAAAACGCCGAGCAACCAAAGATAGTTCGCAGAGAGAACGCAGTAGAAATAAAGATGCCGAGAGAAAGAGTTATATTCGGAGACATAAATGAGAATATACACCTCAGTGGTAATGTTCCGTTTTATAGAGAGTAGTCTCTATTTATTTATGCGTTTAGCTTTTTCATCAACTATTTACTTACGATAATACGAATATAAATACTTATTTCGAAGATTATGTTATAATGCTGCAAGGAGATAACACATAATGCCAGTTAAATCATTCAAATTCATTTCACCAGGTATCTTCATAAACGAGATTGATAACTCTCAGTTGCCAAAAATCGGAGCGGAGATGGGTCCAGTCGTTATTGGACAAACCGCAAGAGGCCCAGCAATGCGCCCCGTGAAAGTAAGCTCATTCTCAGAGTTCGTCGAGGTTTTCGGAAACCCAAGCCCAGGCGCTACAGGCGTTGACGTATGGAGAGACGGTAACCAAGGCGCACCAACTTACGCATCTTATGCCGCACAAGCATACCTTCGTAACTCAAATGCACTAACTGTCGTAAGACTCCTCGGAGCAGAACACGCTCAAGCTACCGATGCTGGCAAAGCTGGTTGGAAAACTGACAACGAGAACGATTCTTCTGCCGCTTCCAACGGCGGAGCATACGGACTCTTCGTATTCGAATCGGGTTCAGCCGTAACATCAGTAGACGGCGCTTTAGCCGCTACGTGGTATCTCACAGAAGGTTCTATCGAACTAAGTGGTTCTCTACGAGCAGGCGGTTCAGCAACCACAGGCTCTGCTGGACTCATAGACGACAATGACGGCGAATATAAGGCAATCATTAAGAACAGTTCAGGCGTGAAAGTTAGAGAAGCATCTTTCAACTTCACTCCATCTTCTGCAAAATACATCAGAAAGGTGTTCAACGTAGATCCAACATTGACTGATGCTGTTACAACTCCAACTGCAAATCAAGAGATATACTGGCTAGGCGCAACATATGAACGCCACCTCGCAGACACAGTTTCCAGTATGAGCACTTCTGTTGCTACCATTATGGGACTAGACAAGGGTGCTGCTTCTGCCGCCGACTTCGAACAAGGATTCCAAGCTGCTCAAACGCCTTGGTTTATCGGACAGAACAAGGGCGCAACATCTCTATACAATGCCGAAAATATGAAGAAACTCTTCAAGTTCCATACATTGGACGCTGGAGAGCAAGAGATGAAGAGTTTGAAGATATCAATAACTGATATCAAGTCTCCAAGATCAGACGGCGAATGGGCAACATTTAGTGTCCAAATCCGCTCTGCAAACGATAGCGATAGTTCTCCCATAGTTATTGAGCAGTATAGCGCAGTGAACTTGAACGAGAATTCTCCAAAATACATCGGAAGAGTTATTGGAGATCAATACGTTGAATGGAGCGATGTGACTAACTCTCACACCGTAAAGGGTGACTACCTAAACGCATCAAAGTTTGTCAGAATAGAAATGGGTTCACAACTCGTATCTGACGACATGCCTTTCGGTTCATACGGTCCAGTTCGCATGAGCGGATGGACTTCAAGTGGTTCTGCTCCATCAGATGTCGCATCCAGATGGGTTAGAGGATCAGGAAGTATTCCACATCCAGTCGGTGCCGAATGGCTCGCAACTGGTTCTGTTGACTTTACAGGTTCAGTAAGTTATCCATCAATCCCTCTAAGGCTTAGTGCTTCAGACGGAGGCATTCCAGATCAGAAAAACGCATACTTTGGTATTGACACATCTCAAGCAGGAAGCAATAACTATAACGAAGGTTACGGCGACTTGCTCAAGCTCTTGCCAAATCACTCGTTCACAACAGGCTCAGGAACAGAATATTCTTACATGTTCTCTCTCGATGACGTCCGCTCAGGAAGCATGAACGGTTCGGCATACTGGGAGTCTGGCTCATGCTTGGCAGGAGCTTCCCTCACATCAGGTTCTTCCGCTGGCGTATTGGACGCAGGCTACAACCGATTCACCGTTCCTCTTTACGGAGGCTACGACGGAATCGACGTAACAGTCAGAAGTCCATTCGCCACACCATCGCTTACTGACTCAGACGGGTATGAATATTACAGCGTTCAAAGAGCTATAAACACAGTAAGTGATCCAGAGGTTGTAGAATATAACCTAATGGCAGCACCAGGTGTTATGAACGAAGCATTGACTTCACACATGGTAAATACATGTGAAGCAAGAGGAGACGCTCTTGCAATCATCGACTTGAGTTCTGGATATCAAACTGCACAGGAGACGACATCTCCAAGTAATGGTTCTGTGTCCCTTGCACTGTCAAACATGAAAGCCAGAGCAATGAATTCCTCTTATGGTTGCGCATACTATCCTTGGGTTCAAATCAAAGATACTGTAAATGACGCTATACTTTGGGCACCGCCTTCAATCGTTGCTCTTGGAACATTCTCAAGTTCACAGCGCAAAAGTGAACTATGGTTTGCTCCCGCTGGATTCACCCGAGGTGGATTGACAGAAGGTTCAGCAGGCGTTCCAGTTATTCAGACTCGCGAGAGATTGACTTCTAGAAACAGAGACGACTTATATGAAGCAAACATCAACCCGATTGCTTCATTCCCATCAGAGGGAATCGTAATCTTCGGACAGAAGACGCTTCAAGTGACTCCTTCCGCTCTCGACAGAATCAACGTTCGCCGTCTAATGATTTACGTGAAGAAAGAAATCTCTCGTATGGCAGCAACTGTCCTCTTCGATCAAAACGTTCCAGCAACTTGGAACCGCTTTATGTCAGCCGCAGAGCCATTCTTAAGAAGTGTTCAAGCAAGACTTGGACTATCAGACTTCAAGATAATTCTTGACGAAAGCACAACAACCGCAGACTTGGTTGATAGAAATGTCATGTATGCCAAGATATTCCTCAAGCCAGCACGCTCAATTGAGTTCATCGCTCTTGACTTTGTTATTACAAACTCAGGCGCAGGATTCGAGGACTAAACTAAACTAATGACTATTTATATCAATAGGAGAAACAAATAATGTCAAACTTCTGGACTTCACCCACATTCGAACCAAAAAGAGCCTTTAGGTTCCTCGTTGAGTTCACACCTGGCGACGGAGCAGAGAGCCTACAGTTTCTTGCGAAATCAGTAAGCCGTCCATCATATACTGTGAGTTCAAATCCTCACAAGTTCTTCAACCATACTTTCCATTATCCAGGTCGTGTAGAGTGGGGCACTGTTACATTGACTTTAGTTGACGCTCTTGAGCCAAACGCTTCAGACATATTTATGAAATATCTTGGAAGCATTGGATATGTAAACCCATCAGAAGGTTCCTCACAACCTACTGTCTCTCAACCAATCATCGGCAAGACAATTACTAAAAGTTCTGCCACTAGCGCCACAGGCGACATTCTCATAAAAGAGATGGGTGAGGGAGCCAATGGCGTTGCAAAGATAGATGGCACTTGGAAACTCCAGAACGCTTTCATCACTGAGGTAAACTTCGGAGAACACTCATACGACAGTGAAGATATGATAGACATCCAGTTGACTATTCAGTACGATTGGGCAACATACAGCTAACGTAAAATAACAAATAACGCTTGAAACATTCATTCAAGCATGTTATACTATAAAGACATAATACAAACAAATACATTAGAGGTGTAAATGTCGAGAAATAAAGGACGCACGAAGGCAACTTCCCCTGCACCAGCACAAGCAGTCAAAGCTGCTCCAACTCAAACTACAGGGTTGTCATATGTGACGCCCACAGAGTTCGTAGAACTTCCTTCCCGAGGACAGTTCTATTCAGCGGATCACCCGCTACATAA